GACCAAATTCACTGTGCCAATACTGGCAAGAGTATAATAGAAATTTTGATCTGTGGCCAATGGCACATCAAAAGTTACTGTGCCAAGATCTTCTCCGTTGTTGGTTACTCCCAGCACATCTCTGCTGCTGATGTTGGGTGACCAGGGCAACACACCATTTACCCCGGGTGTGGCTTGAATCCAAAATCCTGGCCCGGTGCCTGCAGTTCCGTCCACAATGTTCAGCCGTCCCTGCATGTTGAACTGTGTTTCGCTGGCATAGTACAAGATGTCAGGCGCATCTTGAGGAACAGTGAATGTGATGTTCCCAGTATTTGCACCGTTACGGCTTACGCCAGTGTTGTAAGAATCGCCACGACCTTGAGTTGGTGCTGTTTTGATCCAGAATGGAGATACCACACCCAATGTCAAATTAAACACATAGGTATTACCACGAACCAGAGTCAGTGTTGGATTTGGTATGTAATCAATGATGTATGATGATGTGCTACTAGCAGTAACACGATAATTTACTGTTTCTTTGGCATTTTGTGCCACATCAAATTTGTAGTTGCCACTGCGTAGCAAAGTAATGACAGGATTTTCACCAGAGTAACCAGAAAAAGTATATACGCCGTTTTCTCTTGTTACTGTGAATTCATCTGTCAGGGGCACTGAAGTTCCGCCCACATCAACTGGCAACGGACCTGCTGGTAACCAGTAGTACTGACTATAATTTACAAACGCATCAAAATTGACCAGAGGATCCCAGGTATAATATTCGCTGGTATAAAGTCGATTGGTGTTGTTGACCAATGCACCTTGAGTGGCCAATGCATCAGTGATACCAGGATAGGTGATAGCATCTTTGACTGAATCAGAATCTGGTTTTTTAATAATAACACCAGGCTCTAGTTGATAGTCACGACGTGTATCAGTGCTTTCTACCACATACTTGTCGTCGGCATTGACGCCGGGACCAACTCGGCGTCCAACATAGCCCTGTGTTTTTTTAAATTGAGGTTCTTGTACCAGTTGGTCTAGTGTGGCAGACAAGACTTGCTTGTTGGTAGGTGTTTGAAATATTTCTGGTAAAAAATCTACCGTTCTTACTTTTGCCATTAGATTACTCCGCTGCCCGGTGCAGTTCTAAGATTTGTACTTGTTAGTGCTTCGATCACTTGAATGTCTGCCACCGTGGCTCCGTTGACAAAAATTTCATTTGGTGCAGATCTAATTTCATACAAATCGCCAAAACTTTTTTGTGGGTTCAATGGTACCAACACTACAGAACTTATTACGTCGCCAATTTGCTGGTGCAGGTATCCCGACAGTTCTGAGAAATAAAATGTGTCGCCAAAGTCCCAATTTTCAATTGCAAAATATGCATCAATATTGGCCACTACCAAACTTTTGATTTCACTTACAGATGCAGTAGAGTTACTGGCACGGATAACCTTGATAGTTGCTTGCAACTGTTCTGCTGCTTTGGCACCAAACAATGGTTTGAATACCACAGAGTTGATGATCATGTTGTCGGAAATCATTTTGTAATCTTGCAGTCCAGCATACTCTGTGGTCAGCGTGTCTATAGACGGTGGCGCAGGTTCTGGTATAGACCCTGTTGAGTCTAAAATATAGTTTCGATATGCTGCATAATATGCACTGGTTACTACATATATATCGATGATGTTGGTTGATCCTGGATCAATGCGGTTAGTAAGAGGACTATTGTGTCTATATTGGAAATACAGATCTTGACGTCCCACTCGGGTTATGTATTCAGTTGTTGGCACCAGTATTCTTGTTCCTGTGGCTGTTGCTGTCAGTACATAAAATGCTGGATCGGTGGTGTATGAGTTGCTTGTGGTATTGAACACACCATAGGCATAAAATACCTGGCCTGGTATATATTGTGCTTTGTACAATTCAATTTCATCAAGAGTTGCATATTGATCATTGACCACGCCTTTGTTGATCAGCAAGTATCTTTCGAGATTGTCAATGTCTACAATTCGTTGGAAAAACACTTGTTTGGTTGTGGAGTCAATATTGGGTGCAACGATTGTGTCGAAAAAATCCGGATCGTCTGGAACGCCGTCTGAATCTCTATCTTGCCATGTTACCAAGACCTGATAGTCGTCTACATAACCATCGGGCTGCACAGGTTGGTCAATAATGCGCATGGAAACATCACTTTCCAATGGCAGGTTCGAATCTGGTCTGCTGTTTGTTTTTAACACTCGCACAAAGTCGCGAATGGTTGTGCCAGTTCGACTGTCATAAATTTGTTCGTCGCCGTAAAAGAAGAATCGTGTTTGAATCACACTGCCAAAATAGTAATTCAAAGACCGAATGGTCACTGTGTATGATTCACCGTCGGTGACAAATTGCAAAAACCAACTGGCGTCTAGATTTGCTCCAGATGTATCGCCTTCGTAAGCTGGACTCCAGTCTGCGTCAATGTCAATATTGGTAGAAGTAATCAAGTACCACTCATTGGTCAAATTGTCGTAGCCGAGGCCAAAATTTCGATACAGTTCGATCTGTGCCAATGCACTGTTGCGCACCTCTGTTCCCAAGTCAGTGCTAAACAATGGAATAACTTGAGTACACACTGCACCGGTTGGCACATAGTTGTTGAGCACCACAGGACCCAATCCATTGCTAAAATTGCCCAGGCCTTGATTTGTTCCGTCAATGTATATTGCTTGGGCAGCGGCCCAAATTGTTAATTTTTCGTCAGCACGGGTAGGTACACCTAGCACCAATCGGTTGTTGGCGTCAAAATAGTATCCAGTGGGTGGCACAAATTTGATCAAGCTGCCAACTTTTACGTATTTCATGTTGTTGCTGGCGTAGATACCAAGCGACACAGGTGTGCCAGCTGGATTTTTAAAATAGCCGGTGGTTTCGTTTGCCAATGTTGTGCTTTGATTCCATGTCACTCCGAGTGCAGACAACAACGGTCTTGGATAATTGGCATAGTAAAATTGTGTGGCAGCATTGTCGGTCAATCGTGATTCAACTCGATTGGTAATGACATCACTGATGTCATTGGTGGTTAACCAGGTGAACAAAAATGTTGGCAACACATTGCTTTCATACAAAGCACCGTCGCTACCAAATGTGTTGGTAGAAGAATATTTGCCGGTGTTGTCAACCAGGTCAAGATATCTACTGGTACCAATTGACGCACGGTTCAGTGCCTTGCTTTTGATAATTGAGTTGTAGGCTGTGAATGGAAAGTTGTTGTAATCTTCCCCGTTGACCATGCGGTTTTGTGTGTAGTATCGAGCAGGAGCACGTTGCTTTATTTCATTGATTGTTTCTCTAGCCAGAGCATTGCTCACTGGTTCTGTAATACCACAGGTCAAGGTGAGTGTTTCCAGTTGTCCACTACGACTGACATAACTGATACTCAAAATCACGTTTTGCATTTCTTCTGGATTGATAATGTACTGCAACCCATTGCTTGCACGAACATAAGAACGGAATTGTCCAACTGGAATCTCAGAAAACACACCATCGCCAAAGTTCATGGTGATTTGATCATTTGCTCTGCTGGTGACTGAATACAAAGGACGCAACGAGGCCTGTTGCTCAACTGCGGCAGTATACACACTTTCAACAAATACCCACTCTCGAGCAACATTGCCCACGTTGTCCAATTGATACAACCAACGATCAGTGTTGTTGATGCCTTCAATGTTGATGTTTACTGCCCGGTTGGCAATGCGTTCTGGCAAGTTGAAATCTTGATTTTGCAAAACACCTTGCTTGAACAACAAGAAGAATCCTGTGTTGGCACTTGCAAACCCCAACTGATCATTACGAAACAAGAAATTAAATTGTCCGTTGGGTCGCGGACTAGGCTCGTACACATAATCGCGGCCACTGGCAGTGCTACTGACAGCTTCAAATGGCATGTTGATTCCGTCGATCACTGCGCTGTATGGCAACACAGGCAAAAAGCCTGGCAACAGGTTAACGGTATACTCGTCTGTGCGAATTCCTTGAATTGTGGTTCTGTTGCCGGGGCGGCCAATGCGTTGAGTGTTTAGCAGTGCAGCATTGATGATGGCAGTGAACTGTTCTTGCCAATCAAAATTGGTTGGATCTGCCCAGTTCACCGTGATGTTGGCCAAGTTAATGCCGTTGTAGTCTACAATATTTTCTGTAGTTTGAATTGAAAATACTTTGAGATAGCCCGATGATTCGGTGTTGCGCTTGGGGGTATATCCCACCAGGTTGGCCAGTTTGACCACGCTGTCACGCCGCTCAGCAGTGTCTAGATAGTTTTCACGAGTGTTTAGATCTGTACGAAATGCCAGGGCCTGACCCATAAATGCCATGACATCCAGCAAGGCAATAAATTCACTTGACTCAATGTAGTCGTTGAATGTTTCTGGGTAGTATAATCGTAGATAATCTACAAAACTTTTGCGCAAAGTCTCAAAGTCATAACTTTGGAAGTCGGCTTCGCGGTAGGTCTGGTAGATTCTTTTCCAATCCTCTACACCAAATACCGTGGTTTGTCTAGTAGTTTTTGCCATAATAATCCATCTTGTAGATTATTTATGGCAAAAATAAACCACCCAGTTTATGTTTAGGTGTAGCTGGCAGTGCGAGTCTGCTGGTCAAAATACAGTGTCAAGAACTCGGTGGTTTGCCCAGGCACCATCATCAATGCTAACTGAATCAATATACCGTTGTCTTGCGGAAACATTTCAGCTGATTGAATATAAATTCTTGGATCCAGGCTGGCCACACGATTTATTTCTGCTAGAATAGCACGTTCAGTATCTTGGGTTTGATTTTCAAACAAATAACTCCAGATCACAGTTCCGTATCCGGGACGGCCGACCACCTGGCCCTGTTGTATGTTAAATGCGTTCAACAGATCTCGCTTGACCAATTCAAAATCCACCAGTGTGAATTTTTTTGATTGCCCAATTGTGTTAAATCCTACAAATGTTGTCATGTTTGTATTTACTCAATTGCTTAGGCTGCGCGAACCGGCGGTAACCCCAACCGTGCTCTAATAACTGGGTCATCGCCGGTATATGGAGGCGCTTTGGGATCCCCCAGTGCATTAATTTTACTATCAATGTTTGCTGCTGTTAGGCCGCCAGTCAAGCCAGATATAGCGCCGGCTCCAGGTAAGTTGGCCAATGCACCTGCTCCGGTCACAGTGCCCAGAGCACCCGAGGCTTTAGACAACAGGCCCTGAGCATCGAGGCTCCCACTCAGTGCAGACTTGGCCTTGCTGGCAGCGTCGGTTAATGCAGAAGTGTCAACGGCTTGAGGACTGAAATTAGGCAACGGTATTTTATCACTGCCAATCAACTTAGAAGTGGCTGCGTTCAGTGTAGATCTATCAACTGTTCCTTTGAAACCTGCAGCAGGGACGATTCCTGCCACAGCAGCCGGCAGTTTGAAGTCGCTAAAATTCACTGCAAACTGACCTTGTTTGGCCAGTGAATCCATCTGAGTTTTCAACCCTGACGTCAGATTGCTGCCAGCACCGGATACTCCAGATATTGCTCCCGACACTCCACTGGCCAACGAGCCTGCTGCGCCGGATATTGCATCAGTTGCAGATGTTGTGCCTTTGGCCCAGGACACTGCATTGCCAACTCCAAATTTACTGGCATTGGCCAATAACCCACCAAGCTCAGCTGTGCCTCGGTTGGCCAAACTTGATACATTTGGTAATCCACTGGTTATGCTACCGAGAGCACTAGACGCTCCGCCGAACGCACCGGTTGCACTGCCAACTGCTCCACTGATTGTACCGGTTATTCCACCAAGGGCACCGGTTACTCCGCTGAGTGGCCCAGAAAGATTTGAAAGGCTGTCACCGGCCAGGCTACTCAGTGCCTTGGGTGCCGCCACCAGCCCGGCTGATGCTGATATCAAATTCTTTCCTGCATTGGCGGCAGCATCGTACAGTTGTCCTGTTGGCTTTTTTAAATCAGTACCGGGTGTTACTATTTCCCCAGTTTTGACCAAGGTGTCAAAACTGGATTTCATTAGCCCAAATTGAATTTTATCTTGCAGTGGGGGATTCTTCAACAAATCTGTCACGGCTGCTACACCGTCTTTGCCGGTCCAGACACTGGGACTTTTTAATACATCCATTGGTCTAATCATTGTGTTTGTCCTAGAAATCTAGCAGTGGTACCGCACTTTAGGTATCCAGCGTCTTCTAATTGTTGCACACTTAGACCGTATTTGCCAACACCAAGTTCGTCGGTTGCTACATCAGCTGGCTGGCATACACTGGCTGCTACCGCTGCCATCACAGCCTGTACTTGTGTGGTTGACAGTGGACCAATTGATTCTGTCACTGTTGATTGATCCACATAATCTGCTGTGGTTATGCCGTTGTTGATTGGTACGTCTGTCAACAAGGGCAAAGACGACACAATTATTGTATTGTTCAAGCCAGTATTGTTGGTTACACCAGTGGATCCAATGCCGCCACCTTTGTAAATTGCCAACAGTGGTACATCTGGAACACCAGCTGTTCCACGTGAGAGCCTTGACTGGCTAAATTCAATCACTGTGTCGGCAAGTGACTGCAACTGATCCCCAGATCTCAGTCCAACAAATGCACCAGCAGCCAGTTGTTCAAGATAAATTTTTTCTGCTTGTGCCAGGGTTGAACCAGCAGGTCCTTCGAGTGTGAACAACTGCCCGTTTGGCAACACAAATGTAAATTTAGCCATTGGCATCTCCGGTTACTGTGCCTGACCAACCCGAAGGCACAGACGGAGTATTGGGCGGAGTAGTTGGTTGTCCTTCTTCCATGGCCACTTCCACGCTGACACCTTGATTGTGAAATGGCCATGGTTCGTGTGTGGGTGCTCGTGTCACAATGCTTTCTAATCCAGTGGCTGCAATTTGCCAGCCGGTGGCATTGTTGAATTCTGTGTTGGGCATTACACGTTTTTCCAATTTGACAGGTGCTGCAACTGATTCGGCTGAGCCGCCATTAAGATCAATACCGCCTGCTTGCAGTACCATGGCGCCGCCGGCGTTCCAGGACCCCTTGTTGCTGACCATTGCGAGACTGCCATCTGCTAATACTCCAATACGAGCTTTGCTGTAAAAAGTCATTTCGTCATTGCTGAACACAGTTAACTTTTTTTCAGTTTCCAGCGTGGTACCTGCCATGCTTTTCATGTTGATGGTTTTGCCGGCAAACATGTTGATATCTTCGTCTGCATGCAAATTGATTGTGCCTTGTGTTCTCACATTGACTGAGTTTGTGGCATATACATCTAAGGTGCCTTCTTGTCCAAACTCCAGCCATGTTTGTCCATTGGCATGAATGATATAGAAAAAATTGCCATCGTCGCTCATGGTGATCTGGTGTCCGCCAGCGGTGCGAATTCTTACTAAATTATCTTTCCCTTCAAGATCGCCATCATCCAATACAATACTATGGCCGCCTCGACGACCGACCACATTTACGTCTGTGGCAGTGATAGATCCGGCGGCAATGCGTTTTTTAATGTCAGACTCACTGATGCCACCTTGATACACTGCACGACCCGGAGTACTCAGTCCAAAGACACCGCTGGGACTTTCTCGTTGACTGGTTGAACTGATTGGTCCTCGCTGAACGTCTGCCAAGGTACCTTGTTGAAACATTTCTGCTGTTACAAAACTGTGTACTGGTTTAGGTTGTTTGAAAAACTGCGGGTTGTCATCAATCTTGGAATTTTCCGGATTGATTTCTGTCACTGGCAACACAGTGGCGCCTTTGTAATAGCTTTTTTGATCACTGTTTTGCAAATCAAATGCAGAGCTTGCACCAATTGCTGGAATCATGTGAGTCATGCCTTGGTCCGGAATACAGCCAATGTAATATCCCAAGTTAGGGTCTCCGCTGGCAAACACACACAACACGCTCACACCCAGGTCTGGAGGAGTAAACCACATGCCGTAGCTTTGTGGATTGCCGCCAATGTAGCCGCCCACACTGTTAGTGTCGCCTTTGTTGCCGGGACTGCGTGGTGTTGCTCCGTAGAATGAAGGACAGTAACTCACTGTGCGCCACAATGTTTTATCTTCTGGATCTGTACCGGCAAACTGTTCAATGTACACTTGTAATCGGCCTTGTCTTGTGGGGTCAACGTTGTTTTTGACCACTCCAACAAAGGGTCCAAAAGCCGCAGTTGTGCCGCCACGATCAAGTTTGTAGTTTGGTGCAACTCCACTGTTTCTAATGATATTGTCTGACATTATGGTTCTCTGTTCATTATTTGATTTACTGGAGGAATAGTTGTAAATGCAGCAGCATCATCATCGGCTGCTATTTGTTCTTGACGTATAGCCGCATCTTCCGCTGCCAACACTCCGTACGGATCAGTTGGAGGTCGGCGCAGGCTTGCAAATGCTTCTGCATCCCCTTGTGCTGCTGCATCCGCAGCTATGGCAGCATCTTCAGCTGCCAACACTCCATAAGGATCAGTTGGAGGGACAGTTTTAAATGCGGCAGCATCATTGGCAGCCACTGCTGCTTCTGCTATGGCTGCGTCTTCTGCTGCAAATATTTCGTTTCTTTGTGCATCGGTCATGACGTTGGGTGGTCGTACCTGGCCAGCAGCTATGGCATTGTCAATTCTGCGAACATCTGCTTGAGAGGCGCTTTCAGCACGCTGAGTATTGTTGTTTTTGCCAGCAGCAGCGGCAGCAGTAGCTGGATCCAATAAATCAATAAAAGTTCCTTTGATGTCTTGTTCAAATCTACCTTTGCTGAATCTACTAACAACTTGCGTAGTTTTGTATGTATACACCGCNGAGGCTATACCTG